CCACCCTTACCATAAGTAGTAGCACTTGATAATACAGGATCGAATTGTCTACTAGTAACAAGTGAAGTATCACTAGCAATACTAAAAATTCTTCGGCCTGCTTGTGCGCCAGATTTGATTTCATCACCAACATCAAAGTCAGAAGTGAATGTCGTTCCTGATCCTGTTACTGTGTTAGCAGAAGAAGTTACAGTTCCCGAAAGAGAAGTATTTGATGTTCCCTGATGTAAATATCCATTAGGAACAGATGTCATAACCTTTTTAACAATACCAAATGCCTTAGGTTTTGGTATTGTTCCTGGAGTATTTGTAGGAGCATGGCCGAGACCAATAGTGAATGTATCATTAAGCATCCCTACTAGTTCATCACCCGCTGTAATTGTTTGACTATTGACATTACCAACTTCAAGAATATGATAGCCAATTGTATTAGCGTAGAATTGTCCACTTACAAGTGTGCCGATAGTATTACCAATACCAGAACCCGTAGCACTGGTTGCAATTTTTATATTCTCTATACCAGTAAAATTCTTATATGTATCTACCCGAAATATTCCAGCACCAACAGTAGCATCAGTCACTTGTGTAATGACAGCATTTGCGCCAGAAGTTTCACCATATAAAGATTGACCAACAACAAGATTATGTGATCCAGAATTTGTAAGAATTTTCATTACAGCATCTTTATTTGTTCTGAAATTACTCTTCTCACCTGTAACTTCTTCTGCTTCTGGAAACCCATAATGAGGTGAAGAAATAACTGTATTCGCGAATGTACTAGATCGTCTACCCATATCTGCTGGTCGTGCGGCCGCCGTAGGATCAGTTATACCTGAAAATGATACAACAGCAGCATTAGCACCAAATATTGTGTTTGATGCTATTAGATTAATATTTCTCGAAATTGCAAATGTGTCTGTTATATCACTTGTGCTTATAATAAAACTTGCATCACTTGTGCCATCACCACCGATCTGTTTGATTATCGTTCCTGGATTACCTGTAGAAGCAGTATAGCCTGATCCACCATCTCTTATATTAAAATTGATAATACCAGCTTGTGTTATAACATCGGTTATAACGCCTTTACCCTCTGTTCCAGTTATAGAGGATATAAGATCAACTTCATCCCCTGGAGCGTATTGCGCGCCTCTAGACTCAACAGAAATTGAGTTGATACCAGCTTCAATTTCAGGCTCAAATCCTACACTAGCGACTGCTGATTTAAGTTTAATAGTTTCTAAATCCGAAAAATTACCTTTAATCTTAGATAGAGTAATCTCCATCATATCGCGGCCACCAAGAAATCTTCGCACAACATTCTCAACGAAAGCTTCTCCTCGACTTTCGATACCTTGAATAGTTTTTCCTATAAAATTATAAGCTTGTTCATTCGATGGAATCACAATATATCGATTTATACGCCAATCACCATCTGATACTTTAAGCATCTGATCTGCTGGATAATTAACTTCGACATCTTCATCGTATAATATTCTAAAAAGAAATTTGTACGAATCAAAAGTTCCTTTAGATTGATAGAAGTCTCTAATAGTTTTAGCTAATAATCTTTTATCAGCTAGAAGATTAAGGGGAAGGGATGGTATTACTGTTCTTCGAAAATATTCAATATATTCATCTAATGTATCATCAATATCTTTATATGACTTTAATTTATTAAGTTCATGAACACTCTTACCAGATTGTTCCATATATTCATAATATGCTTTTATAAACAATAGAAAATTAGGAGCATCTTCTGTTAAGAACTCCGGAAATTGATTTTTTACTAGACTGGATGTTAATTGATCTATTGCCATTTTAACTCTCTGAAGTCGATGTAAAGGTCGCTGCTTCAGTATCCAACACAACTATAGTTTCTTGTGATGGTACTATGTCTAGATTTACTGGTGATGATGAAACTTTAATTTCTATACCATCATAAGCAGTTGGTGCAAAATTATTAACAACCATCTCACCTGTATCATAATCAATAGTTCCTGCTTTATCAACAACATTTGTTTTCGCTTTTTCTTCATTATATCGATAGATATTAATGTTGCCTAAACCATCATCATCAAAGAATGACTGAAATCCATTATACGTAAATACAGTAGAATCAATTGAATTAACTCTAATTGCATTTTTAAAATTTAATTTGATAGTTTCTGAAATGTTAACGTCAGGAGTAAATCTTTTCTGAATTATCATTGATACTGATGTACTAAGAACTGATGTGTCAACATTGTCCATAACTCTAGAAAATCGAGAAAAACGGAATCTCTTCTTAAACTGATTAAGATTATTAGTATTAAATGATCTTGCCGCCATCTTAGCTGCGTTAGTCAACCAATCTCCAGTTCTAACTGTTGCTTTAGGATCATAATGTACATTGATTGTTGGTATCGCATACAGATAATCAGCATCAATAAACACAGGATCTAAAGCTAGAGGAGTACGATCTTTAATAGATAATTTCAATTCTGACTTTCTGTCATCAGTTATGAAGTTTTCATCTAAAGGTTTCGTAGCAATATAGACTTTACCATAAACTGCGGGAGTACGATCTTCTCCACCAAAAGAAGTCACTGAATTTAAATCTGAATTTTCATTCAATAGTATACGACTATAATCTTCAGCGATGATCGCACGATTCTGCGTTTCATAATTCTTAGGTGCATTAAACTTAATATTATCAACAGACTCTTGAACCCTACCGCCAGTAGCTTTTGATTTAAGAGTAAGAGCAACAGAAGTGTAATCTACAGACGTAGACAATGATCCAATGCTAAAAGTATTTGCACCATTTGTCATAGTGCTATTACACACACGATAATCAACAATAACAATGTTGTTATTCTTCACAGATTTACCTAGCACACCATCACCAAATGTGATTTCGTATTTCTTATCGATTGTTTCTTGAAGGAAGAATACAGGCGATGAGTTTGTAACAGCGACAATATTTGTAGCTTGAGTATATGTCGTTTGTGTTGTATCAGTAGAAGATTCTTGTACCCTGATTTTAATACTATCTGTATCTACATCAGCGTTAGGTAATACGTATTTTACAGGAGCAGAAGTGCTTACAGTGAACCTATGCTGAAGAGGTTCACCCTCTATAATATTAATTTCTTTAATAAATGCGTTAGAATTATTTACAACAGTAAAATTTTTATCAGTAACAAAGGTATAACCAATATCATCAATAGTCGTAGTAAACTTAGAATTAGCTGATATCGTGAAAGTACCGACTGTTGCTGCTACACCTGTGAAGGTCAACGTAACATTTGCAGAAGCGCCGCTTGCAGAGACAGGAAGATAACCCAACTCTTTTGCGCGTGATACAACTGAATCCCTTTGCTGGGCTGTATCAAGAAACATTTCATTAGCGAGCATATTAATATAAAAAGCATTATAATGTGTATTATAAGATAACACATCCAGTAGAGTGGCCATAGCTGACCCCTCATAATCATAGTCTTGAAACTGTGATTGTGTGCTTAGATAGTTTTCCAAATTAGTTCGGATATCAGCAAAATCTGTTTCTGTAATGTTTAGGTATGTATTTGCAGTTGCCATTATCGGACTCTTTCTAGTATTACGTCTAAGACTACGGGTTCGGAATCATTAATAACATAAAATACTATACTGGCAGATATCGCATGTGCGTCTGGTCGAGCATCCATATCAATACTAATCAGTTCGGCTCTTGGTTCATAGTTTTCAATAACTTCAGCAATAGCCTGTTTCATTTCTTGAACTACTGCTGGATGAAAATTTTCAAATAATAACTGTCTAATGCCACAACCAATTTCAGGTTTAAATGGTCTTTCACCAAAGTCTGTTGATACTAAAGATTTGACAGATTGTTTTACAGCCTCGCGATTAATTTTTCGAGTTAATTTACCTGTATTAGGATGAGGCAGAAAAGCATGATCTATATCACTATAAATCTCTTTCTGCCTTAGTGTACTATCGAAAAATCCTTCAGCCATTATACCTACTCTTTTTATTCTTTCTATTTATAAAGTATAACATAGTGTAATACTAATCACCCACAAAAACATTTCCTGAACCACCAGTTGACGATGGTGCACAATGCGGGCCACCCGGATCAGGACATAAAGAATCTCCAGCAGCACTATCACCAACATCAACCACCATAATACCATTTACATATACTTCATTACAGTTTGCGCTTAATGCGCCAGCGCCATGACTGTTTGGATCATTGTCTACTGAAACAAGTAATCCATTCGCATAGACTGTACCTTGACCAGAAACAACTGTTTCAGCACCACATGCTCTTGAATCTGAATTTCTATGAATAGCAGTCATTAGTTCAAGTCTATTCTTGCAGCATCAACATCTAAATTGCCAGTAATTTTTGTTGTTTGATCTGCACCATATGTTTCTGTAACGTTCTTTTTAACAACTTCTGTTTTGCTACCATCAACTTGAATGTCCCAATTACCTTTAATATATGTTCTACAATTTGAA